AGTTTATTTTACGGATGCTATGACCCAAAAACGCCCTCGCCAGACCAACTGTATCCCTTATTATATAAAACAAGTGCAGCTGCAGAGATTACTCTCTGTCAACTACACTTTTATGGTACTAAAGACGCCACCATTTTTGGTGACGTCTCTTTCCTATTTGGTGCATTCTCTCAGGTCTTTTCGTATCAGCCACTCGATATAGTTGCTGAGGCTGCGACCTTCTTCCTCTGCGCGTTCCTGGGCTTTCGCCTTCAGGTCTGCGCTGATCCTCATCTGGATCAGTTCTCTGCGACCTTCTTTGCTGTGCTCTGCCATTACTTACCGTGCCTCCTTCTCGCAAGATAGAAGCCTGCCAGAGCTCCGACAACTGTCGCTGTTATTACCGCTATGCTCATTGATGTTTTCCCGATGGTGTGATATTATGTCCATCGGAGCAGGGCGATTTCTCGCCCTACCCCGTGTTCGTCTATCTTGTGAGGAAGTAGACGATCAGTCCGGAGATTACTCCGGTGACAACTCCTTGAAGCATCTCAGCAGCTAACTGTTTCAGCTTTTCGGGGTTGTCTTTTTTACTGTGTTTCCCCATCGGTCTGTACCTCCTTTCTGTAATTATATTATCATAATGTAATTACATTGTCAATACTTATTCTGATTTTGTTGTTGCTTTTTCAACTTTTTTTCAAGCAAACAGCCCGCTTTTGCGGGCCGTCTGAAAGCATTGATACAGAAAGGGGTTCAAGCTGAAGATCGATTATCCTATCTTCAGCCTATACTATATCGCCTTTTTTATGTGAATTGTGTGAATCATGTGCATCGAGTTCAGCCCAGAAGCGATCCAGCTTCTTTGATACCGTTGACCTGTCGTAGTGCATGGACGAGGCTATCTGTTCCTGTGTCTGGCCGTTGATGTAGTATGAGCGGAGGATCGCGCGCATGTCTATGTCATCCACGGAATCTATGAAGGTCTCTGCATCGACCATCAGGTTTTTCATTCTTGCAACCTTCTTCCTCAGGCGCTTCTTCAGTCTTTTGACCTCGAGATGATCATAGTCGTATTCACTCCGGCTCTTTGGTATGCCCTTGCCGCTGCGATAGTCCTTGTAGTACACATTGACATATTCCATCCTCGGATTCGCCAGCGTGTTTTCTATCGCGCTGATCTCACTCGGTATCCTTCTCAGTTGCTCCATCTGCTGCTTCGTCATGTTCTATCCTCCTATCACAAAACGTCCCACCCTTCGAGTGAGTCCATGCTTATCTGTATTTCTTCTGCCCGGCGGTAAGTCTCTTGTCGATCTATGACCTTGCCGCTTCGCCATGTCTTTATTCTCGGGACCGGATCTGTCGCGATCATCATGTACTCCAGATGCTCCATTCCGGTGAAAGGATGCTCGAACCGTCTGATTGTGTCTCTATCGATCTCATAGCCCTTGATGGCTTTCGGATCTTCGTAGAGTGTGCGGACTGTTATGGTCTCGCGCTTGACGATCGGCCTTGTAAGATTCCTTGACGCGCTCCACCGGCGCTTAGTCTCGTTGCCAGGCTTTCGCATCGTCCTGGTCGTCTCTTTGATGAGGTACTCGGCCAGCTTCCGGTAGTTTCGGCTCCTATCAAGGACGCTCGTCCTGATGTGACCTCTCCTCCATTGCCGCTCGATCACTCGTGGATCTATGTATGTCAAAACCATGTGATGGTGGATACGGTGGTTGTCGTACTCGGTGGTCTCTATCCACTTGTACGTGAGACCGCGCTTCTCGTACTCACGGCCCATGCGCTCCTTGAACAATCTGACCTCTCTCTTCGCTTCCGCCTGGCTCGGCTCTGTGCCCGAGTAGGTCAGTGTTATATGCAGGTCGCCCGGATGGAAGTTCGCGTTCATCTCCATTGTCAGCTTCCTGACGGCTATACGATCATTGTTCTTCATGACCGCTTCTCTTGTGGGCTTGCTTTTCGGCGCTCTTTTTCCTCTGCCGGGTTTCATGCTGTACTTCAGAACTGTCCATATGGTTGCTCCGGCTACACATGTTTCCCTGATGAAGTTGTTGCCTGTGGTTCTCTTCTTCATTTTTTGCGTCTTGAGATAATACTCTAATCAAGCCCTAACCCGGCACAGCGCCGGGTCTTTCTTTTCCTATATATATAAGTAGTTATTTGTTCTTCTCGCAGTGCTCTATGACCTGTTTGCCCCGCGATGTCTTTCGCCATTCTTTCTGGCGTGCACTTATCTGCCTGTTCCCATTCTCATAGCAGCTGTGGCAGATGTATTTCGTGCGGCCGGTGAAGATCTTGTGCATGTAGATGACGTCAGATTCTTCGCCGCATACATCGCACGTCTCAGTAAATACCGGCCTTACTATTTTCATGCGTCCTCTTCATCGAATGTAAATATCTCTATCCTGTAGGTATGTCCTTCCAGTGGGAAGATTGAGACGGCGTACCCGCTGGCAAGGCTGACGGCCATGTACCATCTCGCTTCTTTTTCCGACTTCACTATCATGCTGCCTTTGAATTTGCTGTCTTTCATATCACACCTCTTCATCTGGTCTGTCCCAGGAGCAGTCCGTACTCAGCGTCTCATTATGTTTGTCCCCGCTGATGTGTTCCTTTGCCATGACCTCCTCGCAATCAGGACAGTCTCCGAAGGATGCTCCAAAGCAGCCGTTGCAGTCACGCTCTACGGCCACCGCCGGGATCTCCTTCAGAGCTCTTTCCAGCTGGACGTATGCCACGCCTCTGATGTCATCGCACTCGACCAGCGCTTTTATTGCATCTTGTCTTCTTATAAGATCTCCCATCACTCGCTCCTTTCCGTCTGCGGAGTATCGGCATCTTCCATTTCAGCATCGTAATATGGCTTAAATGCGTTGCGGAGAAGCCTTGTAAGCCCGTCAGCAATACTATTGCACTGTCTTAATTCTTCTGCCGACGCTTCGATTTCTGTGATTTTAAGTTTCATCTCTTCTACTCCTTTCTCCGTATCCGCAAAAGAAATTATCTGGAGGCATCCACGAATACCACCCATCGTCTACAAGGCAAGGACAAAGCTCATCATCTTCGGTCGGCCCTATCAGATTGAAACCGTAATCGTCTCCATCTGCATCTTCCTTGATTGGTCTATGCTTGCACTCTCCGCAAGGTACTATGTCGATGCTTGGTGCATCGTCTAACAGCACCTTTGTAAGTCCTGCCACAGCTTTCGGCAACCTCATGCCATATTCGTCTGTATCAAGTCTGTCTATTAGCGTATCTGCATCAATCAGTCTCATCGTCTGCTCCTTTCATCAGCATGGGCACATACATTCCTGCCGTGTTTCCATAGTGAGCGCAATCCTTGAATTGAGCGATAGATATATGCTCAAATTCATCTTTGCTTATGCCCTCGATGTTATACAAATTTCGTTCGCACGATTCGTATGGACATAGATAGTCGCAATATGTTATGTCTTTATTCGTCGTCTGCTCCTTTCTCCGTATAGAACATCTGGAATGTATTGATGGCATCCTCCATGCCTTCATCGTAGCCGTCGATGCTGCCGATGTTGTAGGACAGCCTGCAGAGCACTATGATCATCAAAGCAGCTGCTATTATCACTGTAGCGCCTATCATTTTGCTTCCCCCTTTACATATGCCATTACCTCTTTTGCAGTCAGCCATCCTTCAGGGCAGCCTTTTTTGACTGCATTGCTCATCATTTCCAGCAGCCCCGGGTCTTTAGTCGACAGGCGGTTGAAGCCGCCATAAGTTCCGTATCCGTGAATCACCGACCATTTATATCCCCGGTGCATAAAATGTGTCCTTTCGATGGGAAGCCGCCCGTATTCGGATGCGTCTTCCCACTCGATGCCTTCTTTATCGAGCATCTCGCGGAGCAGTTTCATCTCCTTGCTTTCTCTCATTCTTCATTCCCTCTAATCTTTATTCTGTGGCCGTTCTTGCATCGGCCATCCTTTAAGCATTCATATTCCACGCCGGCAGCGTAGCCTCCTACAAGCGCCCTGCATATAGGGCAGAGATAATGCCGCCTGCCTCCGGCTGCTTTCTCGACCAACGGCTCATATCCGATATCGCCGGCAATGTACTCGTCCCATGTCATCTGCCAAAATGTTCTTGCCATGCCCCCCGATTATCTTGTTGCTCCATCTATCTGTCTTTCGGTGCCAGAATGGCAGTCCCACAGTCCCGGTGACTATAATTTGCAAAATAGCTTTCGCCATTCGGCAATGGGACGTATTGCTCTGATTCCGGTATCGGTACGTATCCGGATACGTCATATGCTATTCCCTGGCATTTTCCGCAGGTGGTCGCGAACGGCACTGGCTTGTGGTGTTCCGTGCCTCTGTAGGCCGGATCTTCTAGACCCTTCTCGAGGAACATCAGCCACTCATATCCGCAGTCCCTGCATCTGTACTTCATGGCGCCATGTACAAGGATGCCCTCGCCTTCCTTTTTCTTACGGGCTTCCTCGCGTATTTGTCTCTGCTTATATTTTTCTGCTTCTCTCGTCAGTTTTCTGTTAAAATTCATGATTTCCTTATCCGGCTGCACGTTTGGCAGCGCGTCTTCTCTCTTTTTCCTTCTTGATCGCGTATGCACGAGCTCTGGCCTTCTTCTCGGCCATGTATATAGCTGTGATCCGGCGCTCTTCTTCTGCCAGCCGCTTTTGAATTCTTATCCTGGCTTCTTCCTTCTTTTGCTCCGGAGTCCTGAATGTGCAGGTGTAAAGCCCCGAGTACTCCCTGTGATATCCGCAAACCATGCAACAGTTGGTGCAGACCGGTCCTCCGTGAAGGCCGCACTTCATTCTCCATGCCTTGTTTTTGGTGCTGTCGGTGCCGCACGATTTGCAGACGATGATGTTCATGCTCTTTTATCAGTATCGCTGCCTCCGCTCAGCTTCTTCTTGCAGCCATTCAAGCTCTTCTATTAGCTTCTTGAGATGAGTCTTCTTTATGACGAGATATCCGCTGGAAGCTGTAAGAAGCAGCATTTTATTCTTATCCATCACTGCTCCCCAGCCCGGCAGATCCAGAGAGAACGTGATTGCATCGTCTATGCTGTCTGCCGTGTTCAGTATTTGCTCCACATTCAAATGAAGCAGCGGTATCCTTGTCAGTCGTTTCATCTTCATATCGCTACTCGAACCAACCTTCGACTATCGTCCGGTGTGTCGGATTCGTAATACTGGCAGATGAGGCGAGTTTCAGCTGATACCTGGCAACTTCATTGGCTATAGCCTCAAGGCTGTCGCCGGTCACGTCTATGTAGGTATATGGTCCACCGTGGCATGATATCCTTATGAACTCCGAGTACTTGTCTGATATGTTCTTGTACTCAATCGAGTTTTCAGGATCTATCTTCGTAAAAGCTTCATTCAGTTTCTCCACGAATTCACGCTTTTCGATGTATACTTTGTCCTTGTCGCTCATGGTCGTCTCCTAAAACATCACTGACAGCATGAAGCATGTAGCGAAGAGTCCAAGCCAACCGATGAACCCTCCGGCGGTCTCAATAACTTCTTCGCGACGCTGCGCTTTTCTTGCCTGTTTCTTTCTCTCTATGAGGATCCTTTTAATATCTTTATCGCTCATCTGAGTACCCTCCTTTGTATTTCGGATTGAAGACTATCTCATAGTCCAGGGCTCGCATGATAGCCAGCATTGTGTCCATTCTCGGCGACACGGATCCGTTTTCTATGTTCAGGATCGTCTGTGCGCTTATATATGACTTGTCCGCAAGCTGCTTCCTTGTGAGCCCTCTTTTCTTTCGAATAATTCTTATGATCTCGCCTGTGTTCATGGTCTGTTTATGTTCATCAACCCTTTTGTAGGCCGCCCGCTCCTAAAACCTGCTTGTTACAAAAGGAGATAATGATAATAGTGTTTATTTGAATCGGGCGTATACCAGGCGGCCTGCAGAAAGGCTGTCCTTTATGCGTCTGCCTCCCGGGCTTCTCGTTCTGCCCGGATCTGCTCAGCCCTGGCAAGGACCCTGTCTCTGACTTCCGGGTTGTTCTTCATGTCATTCAGAAAGATAGGAATGGTCGCATAGGCAAGCGCCGTTATCCTCCAGTCCGGTATCACGATGTTTCCATGTCTGACCTTGCCGGCAGTGCTGTTCATGGATTCCATATCAATCTTCCTTTCCTGTTAACCGCTATTTTCTGTCTCCCATTCTTTTCGAGCTTCTATTTGCTTGAGAGCCTCTTCATACGTCATAGTGCAGACATATGGTCGCTCCGTCAGGAGTGTGTCGAGTTCTCTATTCTTGTCTTCTATCAATTCGCGGCACACTTTCTCTTTCAGGACGTCGAACTCGACGAACTCATCAAGAAGAAAATTGTCAATTATGGTGCTGAAGATGTTCCACTTGCCTTCATGCTGCACATACGCTCTTGCCATTACTCTGCTCCTTTGCTGTTGAGTCCCTCTTCATTACCTATGTCAATAGGTAATGCTATGTGCTAGCCGTAGGGTAGCATCAACGGTATCTATTTCAGATACTTAATCGCCAAAAAAAATATCGTTCACCTCAGTTTTGCTCAGACCATACCGATCTCTAATAAAAGCAATTTCTGACTGAGTGAACTCTGCTTTATTTTCGTTTATCTTGGCATTAAGCCTTGAAAGGCTCAACCCCATAGCATTGGCGAGAACCTCTTGTGACTTGTCGTATGTCGTTATTAATCCTTTCAATGCCTGAACGTTCATTTGTCCCTCCATTTTCTAAGTATCTATTTAAGATACTCACACTATACTCTTTCCCTCAGTATCCTGTCAAGATATTTTTTCTTGTATTTTTGAAATTTTTTCGTATAATTTAGATACTGCATATAAATGGAGGTTTAATGACATGACAACCGCAGAAAAAATAAAGCAGCTGAGATTACAGAAAGGTCTCTCCCAGGAGGCGCTGGGATCACTAATAGGAGTAAAAAAGGCTGCTATCAATAAATATGAGACCGGTCGGGTCGTCAATATTAAGCGCACAACTTTGAAAAGGCTCGCTGATGCTCTTGGTGTTACACCAGCTGACTTGTTGGATGATGAAGCCTCTTCATCGTCTGTTCATCAGGCTGCTTCGGATATGGATCCGAGCGAAGATCGCCTTCTATCTCTTTATCGTGACCTGAATAATGAGGGTAAAGATAAGTTGCTCGGCTATGCAGAAGATCTGCAGGCTTCCGGGCGCTATAAAAAGGGCCACGAGCATGGAGAGAAGGCAATCTGATATATACTGATCTCTGGGACTAAACAATTTAGTTTAGTCATTTGACATAACCATAACGAAAGGAGTTTGCTGCATTCATTGCCGGATCTATGGCTTTAAAATTTTTACGTATTTTTACGTATTTTGTATTGACATACGTATTATTACGTAGTATAATCTAACCATAGAGAGGAGGCAAACATGAAAGTTTCGGAAATGAAGAGAAAGCTGAAAAAAGCTGGTTGCTACAAAATAAGGGAAGGCACAAGACACGAGATCTGGTACAGCCCTAAAACTGGAGAAGAGTTCCCAGTATCAAGACATAACACCGAGGAGCTTCCTACAGGAACAGCGGGCAGCATAAAGAAAGCAGCGGGGCTGAAATAAGCCCCGCACAAAACCTCTTCATTGCTTTACGATATAGATTTGAAAGGAGCACAACTATGGCAAAGTATGTATTTCCAGCTGTTTTTATAAGAGAGGATAATGGCGCTTATTCCGTCAATTTCCCTGACGTAAAAAACTGTTTTACTGGCGGAGAGGATCTCGCTCATGCGATCGAAGCAGCCGAGGACGTTCTCGGAACAATGCTGACATTCTATGAGGATGAGCACCGCGATATTCCTGATCCGTCACCTCTTTCAGTGCTTAAGGTCGATGGTAACGGATTCGCGAACTATATCGCGTGTGATACTCTCGAGTATAGGAAGCGCAATAGCAACCGCGCTGTTAAGAAGACGCTTTCTATTCCGGAGTGGCTCAATGAACTTGCGACTGAAAAGGGCGTGAACTTCTCGCAGGTACTGCAGGACGCCCTGAAGAACCAGCTGGGACTTTAATGAGAGTCACTTAGGAGTACGTGTCCATTATTTAGATTATGAAAGCCGTTATTTATGCAAGGTATTCGTCCCACGCTCAACGTGAGGAGTCAATAGAAGGTCAGCTTCGCGTCTGCCATGAATATGCAGCACGCGAGCATATTGACGTGATCAAAGAATACACCGACAGTGCCATGACCGGCACCAACGATCAGAGACCTTCATTCCAGCGTATGATCGCAGACAGCGCCAAGCATCAGTTCGAGGCTGTTCTGGTATATGCTGTGGACCGTTTCTCGAGAGAGCGTTACGACGCCGCTGTATATAGGAAAAAGCTCAAGGATAACGGCGTGCGGATCATATCCGTCACACAGCCTATCGATGACTCGCCTGAGGGGATCCTTCTCGAGTCTCTTCTGGAAGGACTCGCAGAGTATTACTCCAAGAATCTGGCCAGAGGTGTCAAGCGTGGAATGCGTGAGAATGCCCTTAAGTGCATGGCGGTCGGAGGAGTCGTTCCCACTGGCTATAAAGTGGACCGCGCTACCATGAAATACGTGATAGATGAGCCGAAGGCCGCTGTCATCAAGGAGATCTTCCAGATGTATGCGAATGGTCACAGCATCGTGGATATATGCAAGCATTGCAATTCACTCGGGTACAGGACAAGCCGCAATCAGCCGTTTACACGAAACAGCATGTCTACTATACTCAAGAACAGGAAGTATACAGGCTTGTATGTTTTTGAGGATATCGAGATCCCGGGCGGTATGCCCGTGATCGTAGATCAGAAGACCTTTGATAAGGTTCAGAGAAGGATCGCCATGGGACACAGGGCAGCACCAAAAAAGCATGATGATGTGGACTTTATTCTGACCGGCAAGCTGTTCTGTGGTCACTGTGGCCAGCCTATGGTAGGTACAAGCGGCAACAGTAAGAGTGGTAAGACTTATTACTATTACACCTGCCGCGTTCACGGCAACAACTGTGTCAAGCACGCAGAAAAGAAGGATGAGCTTGAGGACTTCATCATTGACTACATACTCAACCATTTCCTTGTGCGTGAGAACGTCGAGCTCATCGCCGGCCGCATAATGGATATTATCAACAATGATGAGTTCACGGCAATCATAAAGAGCATCGAGGCTCAGATCAAGGAGAAGGATCGCAGGATTGCAAACCTGATGGATGCTGTAGAGAAGTCCGGTGATGCTGCCCTCTTCATGCCGCGCATCATGGAGCTGAAAGAAGAAAAGTCAAAGCTAGAAAAGGAACTTGCCGAAGAGAAGGTGTCCAACCTGTCATTCCTAAACAAAGACATCCTTACTGCATGGATGTTAGACTTTGCTGAAAGGAATGATGGATCCAGGTCTTTCCATCGAGAACTGATTACCACGTTTGTCAATGCCATATATATCTATGATACTGACGAGCCGTCTGACGATCCAAAAGGCAAGCGGAAGAAGCGCAAAGTAGTCATTGCTTTCAACACTTCCGGACCGGAAAGCAAGGTGACGCTTGAGTGTTCGGATAAGTGTCTGAACGGACCACCAGAGACCTCCGAGAAATCGGTGGTTTTCCTTTGCCCAAAGTATTGAAATGTCAGCATTCTTTGGCAAAGCTGAACTAATTCGCTCTTTAGTTAACATACGCACAAATTATTATTCGTGTGTACATTTACTTTATTGTTGTTGTTGACATCTCCAGTGGCAGCGGTTATTATTTGTTTAAGTAAATATACACATACTACTTATATAATGTGTATGTTTACTGTAATGCCAGTCAGGAGAATTGAAATGCTATATACCTATAACGACTGCATAAAAGAATATGGCAGCGACTACCAACTGAAGAAAGCTCTTTCAGATCAAAAGCTGTACAAAGTCGAAAAAGGCATCTACTCATCAGAGAAATATGTTTCTAGCCTTGCTGTTATATCACTGAAATATCCTAACGCGGTATTTACTGGTGAAAGCGCATATTATTATCATGATCTTACAGATGTGATCCCTGACAAGTATTATCTTGCTACGCGCCGTACGGACTCAAGGATCAGAGACAAAAGAGTGGTTCAGTCGTTTGTATCGAACGAAGTCTTTGGCCAGGGCATCATCGATATGACATATAACAATGCTGTGATCAGTATCTATTCTCGCGAGCGCACACTTGTTGAATTTTTGCGATTCAAATCCAGATATCCTCGTGACTATTATAAAGAGATCTTACTGAACTATCGAAGGATAATATACGATCTGGATTTTTGGAAAGTCGAGGAATATGCAGCTTTATTCTCAAACGGGGACAATATAATGAAAATCATTGAAACGGAGGTGCTTTGATGGATCTGAGAGAAGAGACTGAAAGAATCATTCTTGACGGATACAACGAGGCGAATGCTCAGGCAAAGCTCTGTCAGGACATTGTTCTCAAAGCGATCTATGAAAGCGGCATGGCAAAGAACGCGACTATAAAAGGCGGAGTTGTCATGCGAAGCATTTCCGGCAATACCAGACGCGCCACGCAGGATATCGATATCGATCTGATCCGATATTCCATTTCAGATGAATCAATCAGAACCTTCATTTCAAGATTGAATTGTCTTGAGGGACTGGATATAAAAATCGGCAGTCCGATAATCGAGCTCAATCATCAGGATTATAAGGGAAAGCGTGTAACCATCGTCATCACTGACGAACATGCTAATTCGTTATCTCTCAAGATGGATATAGGTGTTCATAGAGAACTTGACATAGAACAAGACGTATACTCTTTTGACATTGGTTTTCAGGAAGATGCTGTCAGCCTTCTCATTAACAGCCCTGCCCAAATGATCACAGAAAAGCTGAAATCCCTGTTGAGATTCTTAACAAGATCTACAAGGTATAGGGATGTGTTCGACATATATTATCTCAGCGAACGGGCAGACAAGAAAAAGCTTCTTTATTGCATGGAGAAATACATCTTTGAAGATAGTTCTCTGTCTGTTAATAACATGGCCGATGTTATACTGCGGCTTGAGCAGGTTTTCAGTAACGAATCGTTTATACAAAGCGTAAGCAGATCCAGAAGAAACTGGTTGGATATATCTGCCGAAGAAGCCCTTGAGTCAGATCTGGAATACTTCCGTAATATATCAGAATGAGGATTGTTACACTTAGTGTTACACTTGAAAAAAAGGACACCCAACGGACGGCGTCAACCCCTTTCTTTTCAACGATTAGAGCGATTGAGGAAATCGAGTAATGTCGCATTCGAGCCCCTGATCATCCACCACTCAAACCCTTGAAATTTCAACGTTTCAAGGGTTTTTCATTTTGAGTATTTTGAGTATTTTGAGTACGAGTTTTCTGCCAAAATCGCTCTTTTGCTTGGAATTTCAACGTTTTTAAGACTTCATTTTTTGAGTATTTTTTTAAGATTTGATGCTCATGAGCTCAGAGCCCTCTCCAGAATCGCCCTTCTCTCTTCTTCTGTGTGTCTGTCGTAACAGTACGAGTTCATTGTAGTCCTTTCATCAGCATGCCCAACCATCTCTCTGATATTCCTCTTCTCCAAACACCTCCTTCAGCGCATCCATAAGAGCGCGAGCTTCTTCTTCGGCCAGAGTGATACCCTTGCCGCACTTTTCTCTGCCTGGTTGCCAACTCCTGATGTCATACTTTGCATCAGTCCCGTTCCAGCTGACAAGATTGATCTCCTTGGTATAACATCTTTCATTTTCCGAGAGCACCGCAATCGGTCTCACGATCTCACAAGTAATACCTTTTTCTGTCATAATTATTTCCTCCTTCTAAATAAAAAAGCAGAAGCGCCATTTGCTTCTGCCCATGTAATCAACTCCGCATCTCTTACACACTTTTAACTAATCAATCACCTATTACTATATCTACACGCGATCCTATTCCCAAGTTGGTACCCGCTGCAGGCTCCTGTCCTGTTACTTTTCCGGTCTCCTCATCACTTGTCTGTATCGTTATATTCCCCAATTCTAATCCTGCAGCAATTAGAGTTTCTTCAGCATCATCACGTGTCATACCTGATAAATCAGGGACAGAAACTTGTTTCTCGCCCTCACCGGCACTCCATTCTCCAGCGCCATTATATACCCAGAACTGATCGATCTCTGTCACTCCGTCTTCTTTGAATACAGGGATCACTATGTAATAGTTCTTTCCCCGGCGCTGACTTTTTCTCTCCATATAAGCAACGGCTTCCTCAGGAGAATTAACATTTGCCCCTTCAGAGTCTTCAAGGTCTGTACGTTTGACATACCCATTCTTTCCATTGACACCTTCTACAGCAATCAGGTCAGGAGCATGTTCCTCGTAATCATCTCCCATCCAATCAAGTCCATATGTCTGGCCGTTTTCATTAATCGGATATTTATAGTTCGGGTCATCTGTTCCCGGTAAAGGGCCGCTTTCAAATGATCCCAATCTGTTTTGATGGATCGCAAACGCAATAGCAACGATCATTAATATGATCACAAGCGGTATCAGGATCTTGATTCCCTTTACTGCTTTAACAGCCTGGTCGCTTGTCTTATCTATGCGAGAAATGTACTCCTGATCCTCCTTTAGCAGGATATCAAATGATACGCCATATTCATCACTGATCTGGCGTAAAGTGCCAAGATCAGGATAGTTTTTATTATTTTCCCAGTTAGAAACCGTCTGTCTTGCTACATGAAATTTGTCAGCAAACTCTGCCTGCGTCATTCCATGATCAGTTCTGATAGCCTGGATTTTGTTCCCGATATCCATGATACACCTCCAGTGGTCTATGCTTACCTGAATGGTAGTGCATGTCATGCATAAAGGTAAAGCAAGAAACGTTTGACATCTGGAAAAAAAGCAGAAGCGTCATATGCTTCTGCTCATGTGCCTTCAGCGATAATTGTTATTCCGTAATGCTCCTAATAAGCTCCTCTGGCTCTATCTTATACAGTTTTGCTAAAGCTATCAAATTCGTTGTACTTGGATCACTTGCTCCGCTCTCCCACTTAGAGACAGCCTGCCTGCTCACTCCCAATGATTCGGCAACGAATTCCTGAGTCATTTTATTCTCTGTGCGGTAAATACGAAGCACTTCTCCAAGAGTTTCTGCACTCTGTTTCTTTTCATCCCTTACTGGTTTCGCATTGATATACTTTTTGACCACTCTGATTATAAGTACCACGATGATCGCAATACATATCAAATCCGCGACCAGCATCAAAGTTGCGTACATCATTATCTTATCCTCCTTTTCTTTTGAGAGGAATATATCAAAAAGTTCTGCTTGCCTCCACCAACTATAGCGCAACTATAGGTTGCCTTTATATCATTCCGTCTTCTTGGTTGATCTTTCCTGGGCACGTTCCGACAAATCGTTGTGCTTATTGATTCCTGTTACATTACTTGGAAGATCATTCATCACGCCAACCGGAGGCACACTTATAGACTCTCCTTTAGATGCTTTTAACAGCGTCCTTATAAGCGCGATAATAACAATAATGCCAAGTATGACACCCATAATGATTCCTATCTTATCGGAAATGAATTCTAATGCGTCAATCATGATTCGTCTTAATAATCAATTATCACCTTTTTGCAGGATCTACACAGAAAAGCCTCTACTGCGCACCCGCTTGCAAAGGTCTTAGGCGTTAACGCACAAAGCACAACTGATCCTTTATGGAACCTTGCTACTGGGAAAGTACGCTTTTCCTTCCCTTTTATCCAAGATAATTCATGAGGACTTTGAATCAATCACAATTCCATTTCATTACCACAATAAGGGCACTTCATAGTCTTGCTATCCATTAAGCGGTCCTCTCCAACCACGGTTTCTCGCCTTATGATCTGCCATCTTAACATCATAACCGGCTTTGCTTTTGCTGCTGACAGCAGCGCTTCCCTCAAAGCAGGACTTGATCCATTTAATCAGTTTTTTCAGCATAAAAATAGTCCTCCAATCTTGTAAGCATCGCTATGTACTGCGACACCATAAGTTTATCACACATGGTGTCGCCTTGTGACTACCTTGCGTAGTCGTCTCTCATAAGAGCAACGAAGGTGTCAAACACCTCCGTCAATCATACATGTTCACTACTGCGTTTCCGTTTTTCGATTCTCAAAATAGCGTAATTAGCCATAAAAATTGTTCTCCCTTCTTCCGCGTAATAACACCGCAACAACGCACTGTGATACCCCTCTTGCGATGTCTCCGCGGATGATCTGTTAGATAACTGTTGTGCGAGAGAACGAAAAATACACTGCTCCGGATGCTGCAGTCCTCGCGGCGATCCACAACTTGCAATGATCGCCACTGCGGAAAGACATGCACCGAATATGCTCCTCCTCCAACGAGGAGCATATTACGGAGCCTGTCTGCATCCGATGCAGTGTAACCCACTACACCTTGCAAGCAAGATAC